CACCAAGACTGCGAGAAGCGGCCACAAGGTTCGCTGTAGGGTGGTGAGGAACAATGGCAGCACTGCCATTCTTCCCAAGACAATCACTTGTTTCAGCACCCCTTCCAGTGCAGCGACCTATGGCACCAAGGCTTCTGGCGCAACCACGGCTGGAGCAGTTGGTTTCCCAGTGGACGAACTGCTTCCTGCTGGTGGCGTTCCTGTCGGCGACCTCTTCTATGTGGTTGTCGAAGGGCCAGCCTTGGTAGCTGCTCCTTCCGGTGGTCATGGTGCGGCAATCGCCGCCAATGACGCACTGGCTGCTACTGCCACGAAGTCTGTGTCCGCTACAATTCCAGCCGGAGGTTTTATTGTCGGTCGTGCTGCTAACGCAGCAGCTTCCGGCAGTTCAACCGAAGTGCTGGTGTTCGTCGGACGATAAGACCCAATCGCAGTACGCTTGGGCAACGGACTGTGAAACGGTAGGCGGAGAGCGCAGCTTTGTGTTGCGCTCCCGCTTTTTGCCTGTACAGGGGGACTAAATGCCTGAGTCTTCTAACGACAATGAAATTCTGTCAGAAATCAAATCAGTCAAAAAACTGCCACATTTGTCAGAGTTGGCTGAGAATTTTGTGCGTGTCGCTGGCGGCCCTTCCGCTCTAGCCAAGCTTCTTTACGAGGAATTCGCAGCAGCAGCCGAAGGCTCCCTTGTGCGCCAGAGAATTCTGGACATAGTCACAAGGGTATGGAAGTTTGCGTCGGAGTCGGACGACAAGCCGGATGACACCGGCATGATGACCGATGAGGACTTGGACAGGGAAATATCCAGTGCGCTCGGCCAGATAAAGGAGCGTCAAAATGAATCCGACAGGCAAAAATCACGAAGGGACGCAACTGGAACAGTTTGTGATGCGATCTCTGACGTGGTGGATGAAATCGGGGTTGAGTTCCAAGAACGATTTGCCGGGCGGGACAGTAAGTCTGGAAGTGGTTCGCCAGAAGATCAGGGAACTTAACCTAGGCGATCAGAAGCTTGAAGACGACATGACCTTCGAGATTGTCAATCGCATTGTCGTCTCAAACATGATGGATAAGAAGCGTGCCAAGAAGCAGGAAGACAAGGAATTCACCCCTGTATCCGGCGGGATACAGCTTACTCCTGCCAATGTCGTGGAACAGAACTACAGCGACCATGGTGCGGTTCTTGTCACTCAAAAGGAAAAGATCAGGCTGAAGCGACTTCTCGCAGAAAACGCACGCAGAAAGATGGAAGCGCTGAAGCTTTACGAGCCAATACCAATCCAGCAGGCGTTTCATCAATCCAAGGCAAGGCATCGTCTGGTGCGTGGTGGTAACCGATCTGGTAAGACCACGGTTGCCGCTGTTGAGTTGGCACGAGCCGTGTGCGGTGAAGACCCGCTTACCAAGTACCCTGTAAGCAATGGCCGTGCTTTTTGCGTTGGCAGGAACCTCGACCACATTGGCAATGTGATGTGGCGCAAGCTTGGAAGACCCGGAGCGTTTCGCATCATTCGGGACAAGTTCACCAAGCAGTGGCGTGCCTATCGGCCTTGGGATGCGGAAGACGCAAAGAATTTTCACCTGAGCAGGCCATCCCCTCCTTTAATTCCAAGAAGACTTATAAAGCGCATAGCTTGGGAAAACAAGGCGAAGAATATCCCCAAGATGGTTACGCTCACAAATGGCTGGGAACTGAACTTTTATTCGTCCGAAGGCAAGCCGCCTCAAGGTAGCGATATTGACATCTTCTGGCTGGACGAGGAAATCATCGACCCGGACTGGCATCCTGAGCTCTCTGCTCGTATTCTTGACCGCAAGGGTTGTGGCTTTTGGTCAGCTACCCCGCAGGCTGGAACTGAAAAATTGCTGGAGCTTCACGAGCGTGCGCTTACCGAGATTGAAAAATTCCCGGATTCTCCCAACGACAGGTCGGTGGATGAATTTGTGATTGTCTTGGATGACAACCCGCACATCGGTGAACGTGAAAAGCGTGAGTTTGCCAGTGGCATGAGCGAGGAAGAAAGAAAGGTTAGGATCAATGGCGAGTTCGCAATCAACAGCCTCCGTGTATTTCCCGAATTCTCGAAGACCATGCATTGCGTGCAGTTCTTCCATGTTCCGCACGAATGGACAAAATACGCTATCGTTGATCCGGGCAGGCAAGTTTGCTGCGTGCTGTTTGCTGCTGTTCCTCCAAGTCATCTTGGTGATAGCATTTATATATATGACGAGCTTTATATACACAATTGTGATGCTGAGCAATTTGGACAAAAGATGGCAAGCAAAGCGGTTGGGCAATCTTTTGAAAAGTTCATCATAGATATGCACGGCGGTCGTTTGAGCGACATTGGCTCCGGTATGAACGTGGAGCAGCAATATTCTAGGGCACTTAGGAGAAATAGGGTATTTTCTCAGGCGACTGGCAGTGGGTTTCAATGGGGATCGGACGATGTGTCTGGTGCGATTGAGGCCGCCAGAGGACTGCTGCTTGTCAGACACGATGGTTCTGTGCGTCTTAAAGTGTTTGACCGCTGCATAAATTTCATGTGGGAAATTGAAAGATACCGCTACAAAAAAGACCCAAAAGGATTTATAACAGACAAGCCAGAGGAGCGTGGTCGTGTCCACGCCATGGCGTGCCTTCGATATCTTGCTGCTGCCAACCTTAAATACAAGACCCCAGTGGCCGCACCTCAAGTGGACGACGTGGTCATGAGAGCGTTTAAGAAAAAGCAAAAGCGCATGAAGGACAAAAGTGCAGGAAGCATCAACCTTGGCCCCGGCAAAGAGAGGATTTAGCCTATGTCCGATTCGTCAGAAGTGCTTGGTTTTCATGGCAAAGAAGCGTTTATGGCTGCTAGCTCCATGACGGAGTACGCTCCGGAACCAAAAGAGCTAGACAACGAATGCTGGAAAAATGTCGGTTTCTGGGCAACGCAGTCTCCGTCTGGAACCATTCAGGAACTTGCAGAAGCAATAGCTAAAATGTGCAATAGTGCTGTAAACGAGCAATCTTTGATTGCTTGGAAAGCCGCCGTCATGGTATTATATGGGCTAATTGCCGACCCAGAGGAGAAGTTCAATCTTCCAGCTTGGGTGGCAGAACAGAAAGAAAAAGGAAAGATCAATGCCTAATGATTTTACGATGCCTTCCGTGTCCATTGGTGATACCGTTTTATGGTATCATGCAGCTGACAAGAATGTGATTCCACGCCCAGCCATAGTCACTTATGTCGGGGCAGACACTATTTCTTGCAGCATTATCGAGCGTGATTCCAACACGCTTCTTTGTGCGGATGGGGTTCGCCACACCGATGACCCGACTATCCTTGTCCCAGAGGCAAGGGAATCCGGCTCTTGGAGCCATGTTGGCAAAAAACAGTCTGCCCAACAGACTCAGAAAGGTGCCGCATTAGCAGCGGCTAAGTAGGCATGGCAACAAGCGACTCGCTCCTCGCACCCGTCGTTTCGGCTTGGTTGAAAAAAATTCAACTTGCTTGGGACTTCAAGCAAGAGGAGTTTGGTCGTGATGCCGAAACGTGTATGCAATTCTTCGACGGGCCGTATGATTTTATGTACGGCCTTCGTCGTGGTACCAATGGCAACGGATTCACTTTCACTGGCAATGCGGACGATTTTCCACGTCCTACTTTTGCCATGACGGTGAACAAGGTTGCCGAGATGGTACAGTTGTTTGGCCCCATTCTGTACGCACGAAACCCGATTCGCAAGGTGAATCCAAGGGTTGTTCCTGAGATTCCATCTGGTGCGTTTGCTCCATTCGATCCCAATGTATTCGGGCCTCTATTCCAGAAGCTCAACGACATTAATACCGTCCAGCGTTCTGTTGATGAATCACGATCCGTGATGCTGGAGAATTACCTCAACTACACCCCCGATGCTTTGAACCTTAAGGATCACTCCAGAAGGGCTGTTGATGAGGCATTGATCAAAGGCATGGGTGTTTTGTGGACGAGGCCGTATGTGTCACCCAGCACCGGCAAGAAATTCATCGGTTCGTTCTATGACACCGTGGACAACTTGGTGATTGACCCGGACATGGAAACAATTGCTGAAGCCGGGTGGATTGCCAAGCGTTGCGTGCATCCAGTGTGGCAAGTTGAAAAAGACTTTGGGCTGATGCCCGGAACTCTTTCCGGAAATCTGGAGAGCTACAACCAGCAGGGGAATATTTCCTCTGAGGGTTCACTGATGGACTACAAGCGCAAGCAGGGGAAGACAAACGACTTGCTTGTGTACTGGAAGATTTACAGCAAGGTCGGTGTTGGCGGAAGACTGAGCGGTGTTTCCAAGGAAATGATGGAGCCTTTGGATGGCTACGGAGACTACGCTTATCTTGCCGTGTGCGACAAGGTGGACTACCCGCTCAATGTTCCCCCGGATATTCAGAATACGGCGGATGATACTGAGATTAAGAAGCGTCTGGAATGGGATACACCTTTCTGGGCAAATGACAACTGGCCGTTCACCCCGATTATCTTTCACGAAAGGCCACGCAAAGTGTGGCCGATGAGTCACTTGAAGCCCGGACTTGGTGAACTTAAATTCATCAACTGGGTGTACTCATTTGTGGCATCCAAGATTCGGGTGTCCTGCCGTGACTTCTTGGCAATGAAGAAATCGCTTGGCGAGGAAATCAAGTCGACCATCCTGCATGGAAACGATTACGAGTTGCTTGAGATTGACGAGACCCACGGAACCGTCAATGAGGTGGTGCAGTTTTTACAGCACCCTAATTTCAACAGCGATATCTGGCGTGTGCTTGAGGCGGTTGAGCGCAACTTTGAAAAACGAGTTGGGCTTACGGAGTTGGTCTACGGCGAGACGGCCGCATCCTACCGTTCTGCCTCAGAGGCACAAGTCAAGAGCGATCAGACAAGAATTCGTCCAGACG